CATCAGCCCTGCCTATCACGCGCGAATTATTTTTCTACATTAGGTAGTTAGATAATAGGAATTTTTCTACATGTGATGATCTTCAAGACTTGGCGATTATCGGGATTGTGATAAATTATGTACAAATATTAGAACTTGACTATTTAAAAAACTGCCGTTATGTTTTTGTAGGAGGGTTATATTATGGAATCAAAATATGATCAACTTTTAAGAGAATACAGGAAACTTGCAAAAAGAGCAGATCAGCGTCTGGTCAGATTAGAGAAGTTGTCAACACAGGAAAATTTTAGGTCTGTAAAAAAATTTGCTTATGCAAGGGCGATACATGATATTAAAACATGGTCAGGGGAAGGGGCTACACGTTTTAATACTAAACCGCCTAAAACCATACAGGGATTAAAAGCAAAAATAGCTGATATAGAGCATTTCCTTGAACCGGGAAATACAAGCACAAAAACCGGAATAAAGCAAATGTATATTAAAAGGCAGAAAACCATATTGAAAGAGTACGGTTTAAATATGACTTGGCAGGAAGCTGCGATCATGTTTGAACAGGGTATATGGGATAAAATAGATGGATATAAAGCATCAAAAACAATAATGATTGCATTGGGCGAGATCAAGAAAAATGCAGATGAAATTAAAGCCCTTAAAAAGAATGTTGATAAGGTACAGATTGTTGAAGATAAGGTAGTTGATAAGAGAATCAAAAAACTACTTTCAGACCACAAGAAAGATCTGAAGAAAATAGGGATATTATAGAAAGGAGAAACCAGCCATGAGATTGAAGGACATTCTAACTGTAGGGGGATCTATTGAAGTTGTACGGATACTCGATACACACAACAGAGAACTATATCTCGGTTCTCCGTGCGACATTCCTCATGATATCAGGAACATGGATCTGATTGCATTCACATGTATTATAGGTGTAAATATGTCGTGCTGGGTTCCGTTTGTTGATAGAAGCCTTAAGGATATTCAATAATGGATTATGACACAATAGTCAATGCGGCATATGAACAGGGTTATATCTTCCAGAAGCATTCAGAATTTGATTTTGACCGCCTAAAATGTATTCCTTATGAGTACAGAGCCGGTAGATCTAAAGAAAATAGGGAGTCATATAACAATGCTATTATTATGGCCGACACCGAAACAAGTAAAAAGCTTGATGGTTCCGGTCATAATCATGTTTGCGCCTGGACTCTTTCAGCCAGAGCGCACAGATTAAATCTGTTCACTGTATGGGGAAGATCGCCAGAAACTTTTGTTGAATTCCTATATAAGATGCATAGCAGACTATTAGGTGATAAAACCGTTATCTATTTTCACAACCTCCCGTACGATTGGGTTTTCCTGCGTCAGTTCCTTTTTGAGCGATTTGGGACTCCTGATCATCAACTAAATGTAAAACCTCATTATCCTATATTTATTGAATTCGCGAACGGCCTTATATTAAAGGATTCATTGATTCTTGCGCAGAGATCCCTTGAAAAATGGGCGAATGACTTGAACGTGTCCCATAAAAAGGCCACCGGAAAATGGGATTATAATAAAATAAGAAGCCAAAGGGAGAATTTTACACCGGATGAATTGGAATATATTGAGCATGATACGCTGGCAGGCGTTGAATGCATTGATAAGCTCCGGATTGCATTAAACAAAAAGATTTATTCCATGCCGTATACGGCTACAGGCATACCACGTGAACAGACAAGGAAAAGAGGATCACAGAATAGGGCGCGTGACAGATTTTCCCGCATTGTACCGGAATATGATATACAGTTGATGCTTGAATGTGCCTTCCATGGCGGATATACACACGGAAACAGGCACTATATCAACAGGACTATAACAGAAGATGATGGTGGTATTATACAGTGTTTTGACTTTGCGTCCTCATATCCGTACTGCATGATCGCTGAAAAGTTTCCTATGGAACGTTTCCATGAATACGGATCAGCAACCATTAAAGATGTGCTTGAAATGGCAGAAAATTACGCTTGCTTGTTTAAACTGATCCTTGTTAAACCAAAACTTAAAAATGACTTCTGCCAGATGCCAGCGCTACAATTTTCTAAATGTACAAATGTGATAAATCCTGTTCTGGATAATGGGCGGATCTTATGCGCAGCATACGCAGAAATATATTTAACAGAACAGGATTTGATTGTCATAGATGATCAATATGACTATGAAAAGGGCGCTTGTTTGGATGTATGGGTTTCAAGAAAGGACTATCTTCCTGATTGGTTTCGAGATTATGTTTTTGAGTGCTTCCGCGACAAAACCATGTTAAAAGGCGGAGACCCTGTTCTGTATGCCCTTGCAAAATCTAAATTAAATAGCTTGTATGGAATGTGTGTCCAAAAGCCCGTAAAGGATGATATAGAGGAAGATTATAAAACCGGCCTGTATAGAATGGCCGGAAATGATCCTGAAGAAGAATATAATAAGTATGTAAATAAGAGGGGATCAATTCTTCCATATCAATGGGGGGTTTGGGTAACTTCTTTCGGATTTAGTCATTTATTTCAGTTTTCAAAATGTATCGATGGTATCTGGATATATACTGATACAGACAGTTGCTATGGTATCGGCTGGAATATGGAAGCTGTGAATGAATATAATGATAATTGCAAAAAGAAAATAATAGATGCTGGTTATTCATGTGTTGAACATAATGGCCGTGAATATTGGTTAGGTGTGGCTGAAACTGATGGTGATAATGATAAATATACGGAATTCCGGGTTCAGGGCGCAAAAAGATATTGTGGCAGGTGCCTGGCAGATGGGGAACTCCATATAACTGTTGCCGGTGTTCCGAAGAAAACCGGCGCTTTATGCCTGAAAGATAACATAGAGAACTTTCAGCCTGGTATGATATTTGATGGAAAGACTACAGGAAAGAAAACGCACACTTATTATTTTAACGATGTATACACAGATGCAGATGGAAATATAACCGGTGACAGCATAGATCTTTCAGAATGTGATTACTTATTAGATTCTGTTTCGGTTCCTGATTGGGAAAAACTGTTCATGGAAGAAATTGAAATGCAAACATATTAATAAAAGAAAGGAGATAAGGAATGAGCAAAAAATGGGTTAATGCAACCGCAGATGATGTGGTGACAATAAGCGGTAATATATGGAATGACAACACAAGAACAGTTGCCAATGCCGTAAATTATAACGCTCAAATATTAAAGGACGCATTGAATAGAATAGCAGAATTAGAAAATGCTATCAAGTCAAAGGAAGAAAGGAGATAAGTAATGAAACTGCTAATTGATATTGACAATGAAAGCTATGAACACATTATGAAATACGCTAATGAAAAGGTATTTCCGATGGGGTGGTATTCTATAATAAATGGAAAACCACTTAAAGAATCGTGTGAGGATGCCATCAGCAGACAGGCGGTTAAAGATTGGAGCGGGGAAAGTCCATTCTGTCCGCGGTGCGGTGCAAGGATGGAAAGTGAGGATAAAGAATGATTTATACTACATCAAATGATTATTATAACTTTTCCGATGATCTTCTGAATAATCCGGATGTATGGTGCTTTGTGATATGGTCAGCGCGCGGAGTCGGAAAAACATATGGTGCTTTGTGGTATTCACATTGTGAACACATTCCGATTGTCTATATGAAGCGTACAAAGGGTGATGTGAATCTGATATGCAATGAAAATCAGATCGGTTTTGATGCTTCGCCTTATGTTCCGATAAATAGGGATAAGGGAACCAATATCAAAGCCAGACGCATTCAGGACGGCATTGGCGGATTTTACGAAACAGATCCGGATCTGGAAGATGAAAAGCCTACCGGTTTACCGATCGCTTATACTCTCGCGCTTTCAGCCGCAAAATCTTATAAGGGTTTTGATTTTTCGCGCTGTGAATGGCTTTTATTCGATGAATTCATCCCGCAAGTCGGGGAAGTTGTGCGGCACGGTGAAGGGGAAATGCTTCTCGATCTGTATATGACGATTAGGCGAGACAGAGAACAGCGCGGCAGGGATCCGCTGAAGCTTGTACTTTTTGCCAATTCTGAAGATATCAGCACACCGATCACAAATACATTAGAGATTGTTGATACTATGGCAGAAATGAACCTGACCGGAGAAGAATTCCGGAAAGAGCGCGGGATATTATTACATCATGTTAAAGCAAAAGCTAAAGAAAATGAAGAATCCGGTATCTATGCGGCTATGCAGGGGACAGCATGGGCAAGAAAAGCTTTCGGGGGTGAATTTGCAAATAACGATTTTACATGCGTACAAAATATGAGCATACGAGGAATGATTCCTGTTATTTCTTTAACGTATAAGAATAAACGGTATTTCGTATATCTTCGGAACCGTGACGGCATCTATTATATGACAGATTCCCCGGTTAAAGCACCGTATGATTACAACCTTGACCGGGAAACAGAAGCGAAACGATTCTATCTGGAATACGGAATTGATCTGTATAGCGCTTGTATTGATGGCCGGATGTTATTTAAAAAATATTCTATGTACGATCTTATCATGAACTTCAAAAAACTGTTGACATTATAGAATAGTTAACTATAATTAGTTATATAAACAGCCATGGCGAAACGCCAGAAAGGAGTACATATGAAACATGAACAGCTAAAGAAGAATCTATTAACATTTCAGGAAGCGGCAGATTCAATCCTAAATGATCCTCATTACGGAAAAGAAGAAACTGTATCAATGATTGACGGTCTGTACTGCGCTTGTAAGAACATAGCTGCAGACTATGAAAAATCAGATGATCCTGAAGATTTTGGTATTTTCCTTGATGCGATCATTGCGGCAGTTCGGATCCGGATTATAAAGGGGGAGGTTCTCGGATGAAACATAGGAAACCATTCAAAAAGTACGACCTTCTTGCACATGAGTATGAAAACAGCAATAGACTACTTATAGCAGCAAGGAAACAGGAAATGGAAGGAATCCTGCCAGGTTTTTATACTAAATGTATGGGACAGAAGATCAAATCACCTGATTACATGGACAGATCCATGTTTTCAATAGCAGGACAGCCACAATAAAACTAAAACAAAAGGAGGATAAATCATGGCTATTAAAGGTAAAGAAAAAGCAGAGAACAAAACAGAATATCAGATCAAAGTGATCCGTGCAAAGGATTTCACGAAAGATGGAGAACCTACTGCTATCAGTATTGATCTGGTTGTCAATGGCGTTACGCTCTATAACTGCTGGTACCGGACGTACGAAGATCGGAAGAACGCCGGGGATGAGATCGGATTTATCGGTTTCCCGTCCAGAAAGGGCAATGATGGAAAGTATTACAATTACGCCTATTTTGACTACAGGCCGTACATGGATGAGATCGAAAAGCAGATCATGGACTTCTTGACAAATAATCCGAAGAAAGGGTAATATTTAAATGATCCTTTCTATATCTTGTGGCTGGGGAAGCGCGCTCCTGTGTTGACAAGGGGCGCGTTTCCTATTATTTTATAATATAGGGGGGTGAAGATATGAATATAACTGTATACTCCGGATTTTCAAAGAGAAGAAACAGCACCAAACAGCCGACCGGCGGCCGGTCTATCACTTGTACGCTAAAGCATCCAACAAGCATCATTCATCCTGTTTTTCTTATTCAGAATTTCGATCTGTCAGACAACTACGTGGAATGGAATAACAGATTTTATTTTGTTGATGATATTGTGGTTGAAAACAACAATATGGCATCATATCACTGTAGCGTTGACGCGCTTGGAAGCTGGAAGACGCAGATTTCAGGCTTGTCTGAATTTGTCGCGAGATCTGCCAGCTCTTTTGATGGTAAAATCATTGATTCACTATATCCGGCAAAGGCCGGTGTTACTGTTGATCGCGTGAACTTCAGCACATTAAATGCTTCCGTTGCAAGCTTCAGGGTTTCAGGGGGCGGCGGTTATTATATTGTAGGGGTCTATTCTGCTGGAGGCGGCACAGGAGCAATAACCTATTATATACTTTCACCTTCGGAATTTTCACAAATTGTCTCTTACATGCTTTCGGACGTTTGGCTCGATTCAAGTGAAACAGATATCACAATAGCCACGCAGAAACAGCTTATAAATCCCATGCAATATATAGCTTCCTGCTTCTGGTATCCGTTTGACGGTTTAAGCGGAGTTGGCGCAGGGGATATGTTTTCATTTGGCTTTTGGGATACTAATGTTGGCGCTAAAATGCTCGATGTATCAGACAGAAAGTTTATATTGAATGACTATGTAACAGCGCCAGCCCATCCGGAATCGGGTACGCGCGGAAAATATCTTTCTGATTCGCCGTATACAAGAAGAACTATTACCTGTTGGGGATTCGGTCAGATTCCTATTGATCCTTCAGGGCTTGTTGATGTAGATACTTTATCTGTACAAATTGATGTTGATCTGTTTACCGGCGCTGGAACTATGCAGATAATAGCTGGTATTGATCTGATCGGGACATATCATGCACAGCTGGGTGTTCCAATCCAGCTTGCACAGCTTTCACAGGACATTCAAAATTCACTTGTGAGCGGTATAGGAGCCATTGGAAGCGCTTTGAAATTAAATTTCCTTGGCGCGGCTTCTGGTGTCGTTGATTCCGTTGAATCATGGATTCCAAAAATGAGCATTATGGGTTCAACAGGATCTGCGGTTGATTATATGTTCACGCCTAACCTTGAAAGTGAATTCAAACTTCAGGCTCCAATGGACTCGGTACATAACGGGCGGCCTTTATGCCAACAGACTACTATTGGAAGCTTGTCCGGGTATATCAAAACGGAGAATGCAGATGTTGATCTGCCATGCACGCAAGAAGAGCGCGACCAGATCGCCGGTTTTATGGATGGGGGGTTTTTCTTTGAATGATATATTGCTCGTTGTTGTGTTCTTACTTATAGTAGTAGCTTTGAGCGTTTTGGGGGAACGGCTGGAAGATAAACATAGTGAACATTCCGATGATATAGGCGCTATAACTGTTATCTTAATAATGATATGTGTGATATATTGGCTTGTTGCATTCTGGTATCAGACAGGGGGTTAAATATGGCATGGTCAGCTAAACCTAAAGGGGGTTATTCTGTAACAAGTGAAGGTGGCCTTAACAATATAAATGAGATCTACTATGTATTGGTGAATTATGGTTTTAATATGGAAGCTTCTGCCGGTGTGCTTGGAAATGTACAAGGGGAGTCAGGTTTCAACCCATGGCGCTGGCAGAGTGACAGATACAATGAGCATGGCGGATATGGCCTGTTTCAGTACACACCGGCCAGCGGCTATATCTATCTTCCGGGCGCTACTCCTAACTTGTCTGTTACAGCCGTAACGCCAGGCGCTACTCCGGAAGATGGAGCATATCAGGTTGAAGTTTTTGCTTCAAATTCTCTTTCAAAATGGGTTCCGTCAGCATGGCGGACTTATTGGTCAGCGTCAACATATAGTGATCTTTACGCCAAACGCGCAGAATGGCTTACAACATGGGGAAACGGCTCAAGTATAAGCATGGAACAGTTTAAACAAGTGACGGATATTGAAGCGGCAACATTTTTCATGCTCGCCTGTTTTGAAGGCCCCAGAGTCCCGGATCTGGCTAATAGATACAGATACGCCCTAAAGATATATGAGATTCTTGGCGGCGTTGTTCCGCCTACTCCGCCTACTCCGCCTACTCCTGTACCGGGAACCCTTAAATATTGGCTTTTAAAGGCCATGAAGAATATCCGGGATCATGCAAAATCTGCCGATATTGGCAAGCGTTGACAAATGAACGAAAAACCGTATATACTAATTATGGGCGGTAACATGTCCCCATGATCCCCGGATGGTTTCCGGCAGGGGTTGCCTGATCAGCGAATAGTTGCCGCCCATTACTAAAGAAGGTATAAAATATGACCGGTGATTATATGGAAGAATGCATAACACTTGCACAGCACAAGGAATTTGCACAGCGGATTGACGAAGAAAACAAGCGGCAGAATGAAAGACTGTCAGCGCTTGAAAATACCGTTCGTGAAATAAATAAGTTGGTTGTATCTGTTGAACGAATGGCAGTTTCTATGCAACAGATGGGAGAAGAACAAAAGCGCACTAATGACAGGCTGGATAAGATAGAAGCGGAACCGGCAAACAAATGGCGCGCGGCAACATCGTCAATTATAACAGGGATTATCGGTTTGGCGCTTGGTGCGCTTGGGGCGATTATAGGATCAGGTATTATGCCATGAAAAAGCGGTTAACGTATTTAGATAAGTATGTCATATTTTCAATATTGGTTTTATTAGTATATGCGGTTTTTGAGTTTATCTCGCCGGTTCCGCATGATACGTTGACGGCCTGTATCTTTTCAGCTTTCGGCGGCGAATTTTTATTTTGTGCGCTGATTAAAATATTCAAAGTCAAGAAAGGAGAGGATCAAACATGAAGTTAGGGGATATTATAGCGCTTGCGCGCGCAGGGTTTACACCGGGGGATATCCGGGATTTTTTGGCGGCCGATGTGCCAGCCAAAATTGAACCGGATAGCATGGATCCGGCAGAAACACCGGCAGAAAAAACGGTTGACGAAATACCGGATAGTGATCATGAAGATCCGGAACCGGAACCGAAAAATGAACCGGCTGATGGCGCGGAGGGTTTGGATTATAAAAAAATGTATGAAGAATCACAGGAAGCGCTAAAAAAGGCGCAATCTGCGAATATTCATAAAGAGATGCCCGCGGAAAAGTCCGCACAGGAAATTGTAAACGATCTTTTCAGGGAATGTATTTAAAGGGGGGTTATTATGGCAAGATCACTTACTCCGCGTGATTGTCACGCACTCATGAACCTTATTGTAAAAGAAGCAACAGGACAGGATCAGACCATTCAGGCTGTCGATTCTTCAACCTTTGTTTCTGCCGGGGAACTTGCTCTCTCTGCCGGAATGGAAAACACGCTCAATGCTCTTTCGCTTGTCATTGGCCGTACTTTTATGGCAGTAAGGCCGTATAATGCGAAGCTAAATATCTTAAACAGGATCGGAACTGATGGATATAGTGCCAGGCTTCGAAAAATCTCTTTTTATTCCAGATCCGCGCTCGCTTCCGGTGATTGGAATACGCAGAGTTATACTAACCTTGCTATGGGGTTTACGAACGGCCAAAATCAGGACGGATCGGGGGTCGCACAGAGTACCAAATCCATGTGGGAACAGAACCAGCCTGTTCCGCTTGAGATGAACTTTGGCGGAAGATCCGTATGGGAAGATTCAACCACCGTATATGAGTATCAGGTGAAACAGGCTTTCAGATCTGAAGCTGAATTTGCGCGGTTTGTTTCCGGGATCCTGACGGAAAAGGGAAATGATATTGAAAGCCAGAAGGAAGCTTTTAATCGAATGACTCTGCTGAACTATATCGGCGGCGTATATGATCTCGGCGTCGGCGGAATCACTTTCCGCTCTCACAGGAATATGACAGCAGAATATAATGCCACATTCGGAACATCATATACTACAGATCAGCTTCTTTCAACCTACCTCAAAGAATTCCTTGAATTCTTTGTAGGAGAATTCAAAAAGGCATCTGATTGGCTGACTAACAGAAGCGTGGCTCGCCATTGGTCACCTGCAAAAACTATCAATGGTGAAAGTTATGTGCTGCTTCGACATACACCAAAGAACAAGCAGCACACTATTCTGTACAGTCCATTGATCACGGATGCAAAGGCGCGCGTTATGCCTGAAATATTCAATCCTGAATATCTTGATATCAAAAATTATGAAGGCATTGAATTCTGGCAGAACGAGAATGATCCTATGAGCATTGATGTTATTCCGGCTATTCCTGACAGTGCCACGGCAGGAGCTCCTACTATTGCCGGATCTGAAGTAAAAGGTATTAAGGTGCTGGGGCTTCTGTATGATGAAGATGCGCTTATGGTCGATTATCAGCTTGACCGGGAAGCTGTCACGCCGCTTGAAGCGCGGAAAGGTTACCGTAATATGTGGTGGACTTTCTCGAAGAACGCAATCAATGATTATACAGAAAACAGTGTCTTGTTCTATATGGAAGATCCTGCGGTATAATCCGGCTTGAGGGGGTATGATATGCAGTACATGCCTTTCAACTTTCATGATATTAACGTTGCGGCGGGCTTTAACAGCCCGTCCAGCGTTAAATCATACAACAACAAATCGTTCTGGTTCTGGTGCAGGGCGCTGTTCCAGCGGATGCAGTCTACAATCAAAATGGATCTGCCGGAAGAATGGCGCGGAGGTATTGAGGACTTCTTTAAATGGTGCCTGTTCAGCTTCGGTTATGTGATCATTTCAGAAAATGACGAATTCGGGCGGTTCTTCCAGCCGGGTACATTATCAGGATATGATTTCTATTACCAGCCGCGCAGGGCTATCATATCAAATCCGATGTACAATGCGGAACTTGAAATTAGCAAGGATTGCGAGATTCTAAAGCTTACTCCGGATTACTACGGATGTTTTGATATCATTGAATATTATGCCGAGAAGCTGTCTACCCTTGATAACGCTATCAACATGAGTCTAATCAACAATAAGTATGCTTTTTTGTGGGGCGCTAAAAACAAAGCAGCAGGGCAGGCACTTAAGAAAATGCTTGATCTTGTCAATGATGGAGAACCGGCGGTTATCTGGGATATGAAATTATCAAATGATCCTACTGATAAGGAATTGCCATTTCAGGAACTGCGCAGGGATAATTTAAAAGAATCCTATATCACTACTGATCAGCTGGCAGATTTCCAGACCATCCTCAACAATTTTGATTCTGAAATTGGAATTCCATCACTTCCATATCATAAGAAGGAGCGGCTGGTTACGGAAGAAGCTACTATCCGCCGGATGGATGCTACTGCCAGATGCGTTACATGGATAAATACCCTCAACACATCACTTGATAAAGTCAAAATGCTATATCCGGATATCAGTTTATCGTTTGAACTTCGATATGATCCGGAAACAGCTGCAGAGGGGGTGACAGAATGAGCCATGCTAAATTAACACTCTATGCTATGCACATTCTTTATCAGAACGCCGGAAAGAATCTATTTGAGGGTCTGACTGTTCCGGAGAATGTCAACAGGCAGACGGTCATCGATACAATACTTATGAATGGCGGAGAGTATGAAGCAATCTATGCAGATCCTGAATTCGTCCATGATTCTATATTCTGCTGGTCGCAGAAATGGGCGCACACTCTCCAAAGATGGGCGGATGCTCTGGCAGAAGATTATGAACCGTTATGGAATTATGATCGCACAGAGCAGGAAACCAGAACACCAAATATCACCAATCAAAGAACACCGGATCTGACAGATACTAACGGTGGCACTATTACGGAAGAAAACACACGGAGCGCTTATGATTCCAGCGCATATGAACCGGACAACAAAACCGTAACACAACAGGCGAACACGATCAAAACAACAGGAACCGATACATACAAAGAAACCGGAACTGAGCGCTGGGATCGGCGTATGTATGGAAACATTGGGGTGACTACTTCACAGGAAATGCTCAAACAGGAACTTGAAATTTCTGCTTGGTCATTGTATGATAGCATTGCAAGGCTATTTCTGACGGAGTACGTTATTCCGATAATGATCTGATGGGGGATTATACTATGTTTTGGAACAAATATCCTTATACAGACTTTCACGAGCTAAATCTTGATTGGCTTTTGACTACGTACCAGAAGATTGTAGATGATATAAAAGCCCTTCAGGATTGGATGGCTACACACAAAGGAGAATATGCTGAAGCAATGAGAAGGCTTCAGGCTGTCGAAAACGAAATTAATACGTTTGAACAGCGTATTGAGAGAGAATTTGCACAGCTTGAAGCGGAAATCCGGGCAGAACTTGAAGAAGAACAGCGGCAGGTTCAACAGCTGATCAATGAAACCAGACAGGAGATAGCACGCAGGATAGCAGAATTTGAGCAGGAAATGGAAGCTATAAAAGCTGAATTCCTGAACATGATAGCTGAAATGCGCGCTGAAGTTATGCGCCTGATCGTTTCCATTCAGAGCATTCTCGAACGGAACAATGAATTCATGATGGAATGGGTTCAAATCCGACTTCAGGAATTTATTGATTCCCTTCCGGATTATCAGAACGTGTATGTCTATAATCCTTATCGCGGAGAAACTACTCTATTACAGCTTGCCATCAATGATCTATATTCGCTTGCATGTATCTGGGGACTTACAGCCGCACAGTATGACAGTTTAAGGCTTACGGCAGAAGAATATGATGCTTTAGGTCTTACTGCATCACAATATGATACAATGGGTTATAAGCTTCTGTATACTGATCCTGATTATTACATGTATTCACCTTTCACCGGGGAATATGTGCATTTAAGGGTCGTGATTATGGGTCTGGCATCTCTCCATATGAACGCCTTAACCGCACAGGAATATGATGATCTTGAACTTGACGCAGAAGCTTATGATGCGGATGAAATAACCGCATATGATTATGATTGGAACGGAAAAGCAATTTTAACAGCGTAAAGGAGGCTAACTATGAGCGCTACCAACTCAACACCAAATCTTGAACTTCCGGTTTTCGTTGGAACTGATAAACCGGCATGGCTGACCGATTGGAACGGGGCTATGAATAAGATCGATGCAGCTGTCGGTTCTACCGAAACTGATATTTCCGGCCTTGAATCTGCGGTTGCTACGCAGGGACAGAGTATCACCAGCCTGTCAAATACCGTCGGACAGCATACGACAAGTATTCAGGCGCTTACTACGGCAACTACGCATAATGCCGGCGATATCAATACAATCAATTCCCTGATCGGTAACGGTACACCAACGACAACAGATCAGACGATCATCGGTGCTATCAATGAACTTCATGCAGAGATCGGCGGCGGTTCCGCAATTCAGGCGGGATCTGTTGAATATGTAAATACCGCTTCTGGTCTGTCTGCTACGGATGTTCAGGCGGCTATTGATGAGGTTGCGGCGGCTATTCCGTCTGTTGCTTCTGAGATCAAAAGCGGAACGCTGACCGCCGGTCAGACTTCGATTGTCCTTACATTTACCACTCAGGTAATCGGAAATGATACGCTTCTGGATATCTACACGGACACCTACGGGGTCAATCCTACGGCGATTGCAACAACTTCCAGTACGGTAACGCTTACATTCGCGGCTCAGGCTTCGAATCTGAAGGTAACCGTAAAGGCTTCTAACTAAGGGGGTGTAATTATGGCTATGATTCGTTGTGGTTCTGGTAGTGCGGGACTTCCCGCAACAATGACTTTCTATGCTATCGGTGATATCAGTTCCGGACAGGCGAATTCGACGACTCTTAATGAGTCTGTATTTATCCCCGCAGAGATCGTTGCTAACTATTCAAAAATGACGGTAACGTCTCTGTATGGGGCTAATCCTACTGTCAAATATAAGGACACGGAGGCGGCAACTATTGACGCATTCACCGCACGTGCCGATCCTTCTACATATATGGCAGACGGAACCGCTGTTACACTTGGTACGGCTGTTGATATTTCCGGTTTATCAAAAGGTGTATATGTATTCGGTAGTATCACCTACGGTTCTGGTAGTAACACGTCCGGAGCATTAAAGATTGTTCTTTCATAAATTTCACAAAGCATTGACCGGTGATCGGATGAGTTATCTTCGATCACCGGTTTTCGTTTATAATTTATCACAATCCCGATAATCGCCAAGTCTTGAAGATCATCACATGTAGAAAAATTCCTATTATCTAACTACCTAATGTAGAAAAATAATTCGCGCGTGATAGGCAGGGCTGATGCCGCGCGAGGTCGGCCGATGGGGAAAGACGGAGCAGGGGATAGAGTGTAATTCTGCCAC